AGATGATCGACCTGGCCGGCGAGGTGCTGCTCCAGATCCGGGCGCACGATTTCACCGACGTTGAGGAATGGCCCGGTGGCGTCACGAGCCCCGAGAGCTCTAGTATCGAGATCAACCCAGACGACGCTCTCAACGACCGCAACGTCTGGCGGGCAGTCATCACGGCTACCTACCGGGTGCTTGAGAGTGATAATCTCCCGGTGGAGTGACGCATGGCTGGACTCTCTGGAGTCGGGCAGGCACTCAGCGGCAAGGGCAACCTAGTCCCGCCCGCCTTTCGCTTCAAGGCGAAGATGAATTTCGCCCACGTCAAAAAGAAGGTGAAGAGCGGAAACCTCAAAGCCCTCGACCGGGCAGGCACCATCGTCCGCCAATCGTCGAAGAAGCAGTTTTCTCACCGCAACGTAAAGACCAAGCCGAAGTGGACGCTCGTCGGCAAGAAGGACGGCGAAAACGTGCTGGCGATGGACTTCCGCCCGCCAATCGCAGGCCGGATCACAAGCTGGAAGAACCCTCGCGGGCGAGGTGCGACGCGGACGGGCTTCCTGCGGACGCTCATTCGCTACGCGGTCGACAACCGCCGCGAGTCTGTGGTGATCGGCCCGACCGACGCCGCAACGTGGCTCAACAAATTGCAGGAGTTTGGCGGGTCCGCCAGGCGAGTGCTCCGGCTTGTCGGTCGCTACCCAACGAACCCAAAGCGGCCGAATCGGATTCTCGAACAAAACCCGCCACCGGCCAGCCTGTTGGGCGCGTCCGGTCGCCGCCGGAAAAATCGTGGGTGGTACGCAGCGCAAGCGGCATACGTCGGCGTCTGGATCGACCCGGCCCACACGCGGCGTCGCAAGACGATGGACCTGGCTTCCAGCGATGGCAAGGTGCCGCCTGGGCGGTTCATGCGAAAGGGCTTGGCTGCCAAGTTGCCGAAGCTCGCCCAGCAGTGGCGGGGCCAGATCTCTGGCCCGTGAGCAGAGCCCCATACCCCCTACGGTCGCCGCCCCGCCGCTCCTAGTTTGAGCGTATCGCCACACGCAGGCGACTACGCACACATAGGAGGGCAGAAATGTCCGGCTCGTTCACCATCGTCCTCGGCAAAGACGTGACGCTCACCGGCATCACCGGAGCGCGCAGTTGCACCGTCTCGTCGTCTGCCAGCGAAATCGACACCACCACGCTCGGCGGGCTGACGCACCGGCGATTCAGCAAGGGTCTGGCCGAGCAGACCATCGAGATTGAGTGCATCGACACCCCCGGCTGCGAAGCCGGGGGCACGATCACTATCGGCGGCACCGAGACCGGAAACGCCTCGTACATCGTCACGAGCGTCGCTCAGGCCGAGCCCATCGACGGCATCATCACCTTCACCGTTTCCGGCACCCGCGCCCCAGCCTAATCAGAGGAGCTCACACACATGGCAGTCACTCTCGGCCGCAGCGGCGGGCTTTCCGCGCCTTACGGCGGCAACATCATCAGCGTCACGAAGACCACCGAGTCCGAGGCGGTCGATGTTTCCAATCGCACCAACACGACTGGCGGCTACAAGGTCTCGCGGGCGGGCTTTAAGTCCGTGACTTGGGAGATCGAGTGCCACGATCCCGGCGCTGCGATGACGGACCTGCTGGACGCCAACGCCGACAACGGGGCCACCGTGACCAGCGTGACCGAGAACATCAGCGTCGACGGTGCCGTGACGTTTACGATCACGGTCAGGGGCGGAACCTGACCCGTGGCGATCACGCTGGGGAAGGACTGCTCGATCTCGTTGGGCGGCAACATCGCCAGCGCGCGGAGCGTCACGATTACGATGACGGCCCGCACGATCGACATCGAGGCGGCTGGCGAACGCGTTGTCGAGGTTTACAACACCGGCTACGACGCGACCGTCACGGTTGAACTGAACGACGCCACCGACATCAACTTCGGCCTGCTCGAAAACGGCACGTCGATCACCGTGTCGGGCGGCTCGGGCGGTTGGTCGTTCCCGGCGGTCGTGACAGGCATTGCCGAAACCTTTTCCGTTGACGGGGTCGCTACGTTCTCTGTTGAGTGCAAGATGACCCGCACAGGACTGAGGTAGCCAATGCGTGAGTTCAAAGACGATGAGGGCAGACCGTGGCGTCTGGCGTTGACCGTGGCGTCGGCGCTGCGAGTGAAAGACCTTGTGACGGTCGACGTGACAGACGAGGACGGCACCAGGCGGACGGTGCCGTTTGACTTGGTCGACGCCGCCTCGATCTCGCAGACGTTCCAAGTGTTGCGAACGCAATACGCCAAGATCGGCGAGACGCTCTACGCGATCCTCGTGAAGCAGGTCGCGGAGAAGGGGCTCGACAAGGAAGCATTCCTCGAAGGTCTGCGAGGCGATGCTCTCGACGCGGGCGTCAAAGCGTTGGAGGCCGAGCTTGTCGATTTTTTCCCGCCGCGCCTCCGCAAGATGATCGGGCTTCTCGCCGCCAAGATGGACGAAGTGGCAGGCGAGATGCTGACGAAAGCGGAGGCGGGTCTGGAAGCCGCGAGCGCGGAGACGCTGATCGCACAGTCTGGGACACCATCTGGGAAGCCGCAGGAATCATCGGCGTCCACCCCGGCAAGTGGACCCTCCGACAGCTTATCGCCGCTAGAGACAGCCGCTTAGAGCATCAGTGGTGGCACACGGCCAACCTCATCGCCCAACAAGCCAACATTCACAGAGACAAGCACAGCCCCAAGGCAGACCCCCGAAAGTTCAACCCGTTCGCAAAGAAGACGAAGCCCAAGGCGCGAGAGGCGACTCCCGAGGATCTTGAGCGGCTCTTCGGAAAAGACTGGCAGAAATACGCATGAGCGCAGGATCAGTCAGAGCGGGCAGCGCGTTCGTCGAGATCGGGGCAGACCCGCGCAAGTTCTTCGCTGCGTTGAATCGCATCAACAAGGCGATGGCCAATATGGGCCGCTCGATGGCCGGTGCGGGGGCGAAGATCGGCGGCATCGGCGTGGCGACGCTCGCGCCGTTTGCGGCTGCGGTGCGGCAGGGGACGGCATATCAGTCGACGCTGTTGAATATCCAAGCGTCGACCGGGGCGACGGCCCAGGAGCTCGACCGGCTCAAGGCGGCATCCATGCAGATGTCGCAGGCAATGGGCGTCGGGCCGACGCAGATCGCTGGATCGTTTCTAGAACTGCTCAAGGCGGGCATGAGCGTCGAGCAGGTGCTCGGCGGGGCGGGCCAGGCGGCGATTGAGTTTGCGACTGTGGGCCAGATGGACGTGGCGGCAGCCGGCGTGGTGATGGCGGATGCCATGAATGTCTTTGGCGTCAGTGCTGGCGTTGCGGCCAATGCGATTTCCTCCGCTGCCGACGCCTCTAGCACGTCCATTGAGGGAATGTCGCAGGCGTTCTCGCAGGTGTCGGCGGTCGCCGCTCTGGCGAATCAGTCGATTGGCGACACGTCGGCAGCCCTAGCGATCCTTGCCAACGCTGGCGTGAAGGGGAGCGACGCCGGAACATCGCTCAAGACGATGCTACTGCGGCTCATGGCCCCGGCAGACGAGGCGGTCGGTGCGCTGGCCTCTATCGGCCTTTCGGTGTCGAGCTTCCGCAATGCGGATGGCTCCATGAAACCGCTGGTCGAAATCATCCGCACGCTGAATGGTGCGATGGGAGATCTTGGCCGAGAAGCGCAAGACGACATCTTCAAAAACATCTTCGGGCAAGACGCCATTCGTGCAGCGGCGATCCTGACCGGCGCAGGTGTTGATGGCTTCAACGACATGACAGGCGCGATGAATGCTGCGATGCCTGTCGGTGAGAAGTTCAAGGTGATGATGAGCGGGCTAGCTGGGGCGGCAGGAAACATCTTGGCGGCACTTCAGCGATTCGCAATCGCCATCTCGGACGCTGTCGGCCCGGCCTTGATGTCTCTTGCAACGCCGATCACCGGACTCATCAACGGTCTGACCGATTTCGCCACCAAGAACAAAGAGGCGGTCGCGGCAATCGCCAAGTTCGGCGTGTCGGCGATTGCTATCGGCGGCGCTCTCACTGGGCTGGGCCTGTCGCTCCAGGCGGCGAGCTTTGGATTCGGCGGAATCCTCAAGGCTGTCGGCAGCCTCGGCGCTGTCGTTGGCTTGGTGTTGAGTCCTATAGGCTTGCTTGTTGGTGGTGTTGCCGCCATCGTCATGCTCGGGCCGCAACTCAAGGGGGCGTTCTCTGGTGCGCTTGACGGCGTGGCTGAGATGGCTGGCGCGGCCGGAGATTCGTTTCGCGCCGTTGCTGCCGATGGGATGGTTTTCTTCTCCGACTTGGCGACCACGGCGACCACGACTTTCGACGGCATCTATGCGGCGCTTTCCGCTGGCGACCTCGCTGGCGCGATGGACGTTCTCTGGGCTGGCTTGATGGCTGGCTGGCTGCGGGGCGTCGAGGGGCTGATGGGTTACGTCGACCCGTGGGTTTCGATGTTCCAAAACACATTCACAATCCTCGGAGCCGAAATCTACAAGGCTTGGGACACGACCTGGGTGACGGTGGGCAACGCCTTCCGCACGTTCGGTGCGTATCTGCAAGGCGTTTTCGACAACATCGTCAACGGGGTGCTCTCGCAGTGGGACAACCTCGAAGCCGGAATCATAAAGTCCTGGAATTACATTCAGTCGTTTTTCAGGAAAGGATTTGATCTCAAGAAGGAAAACGAAAAGGTCGACAGCGAGATGTCGGCTCGTCGGCGGCAGCGTGAACTGGATCGGCCGGGAATCGCTGGTCGCACGGCAGAGGCAGAGCGGCAAAACGAGCAGGACAGGAAAGACCTGGCTGACCGCAAAAAGTCTGTCGACGAAAACACGCAAGCCACCGCCGATGCCCGCGATGCTGCAAATCAACAGCGTGCCGACGAGCGACGCGCCGCAACGCAGGGGGCCGAGGCTAATCTTGCCGACGCCACCAGCGGCGTGACGGAGCGGAGCCGCGACGCAGCCACCGCCGCTGAACTCATGAAGGCTCTCGGCTCGGCTACGTC